TGAAAGCTTGTCGGCTGCGTCAGCAGCAATTGCCAAAGAGGAACTAATAGGTTTCTCTGAGACATACTCGGCTTCCTCATCCTTAGTCAATTTCTTGGCTATATACTTGGGAGCCTTTTTGGACTGGGGGACTATAGGAGCTGTCAATTCCAGATCTTCGAAATGTAGGAAGACTGAAACATCAACTCCTGTCTCTCCAGAAGGACCAGTAAGTAAGGGACTGAGGACAGTTAGATAAAACTGACCCCAGTCATACCTGTCCTGAGCTGTAAACGACAAAGACGTACGCAACATCTTAGCGTAATGCACAGGGGTAATATAAGGAATTTTAAGAACTGAAGAGGTATCTCTACAGTCTAATTCTAATCCTGGCTGCTGACTCTTAGTTCCAAGACTAAAATTATGCATAGCTTGAAAGTTCCCATCATCGACTTGTTGTTCATTTCGAGATGGTAAAAATCTAACTATGAGCCTACCTTGCTGAAAAGGATTCGCGTTTAACTTTACGGTCAAAACTGCGGTTCCTCTCACAAGAGAATAACCCTGAATCTTATTACTCCAATAAGGAATATTAGATAGGGACTGGAGTGGAGATATATCCATCAAATCAGAGCCTCTAGTAGCCGAAGTTGTCCATGTTAAATTTTGGATTAAATAAGGCTTTCTTAAGAACTCAGAAATGGTGGAATTGGAATCATCCAAGGAAGACGATACTCTTTGAGTAAAAGAAGTAATGTTTTCAACTCCGTCATCAGCAAAGGTAGTTGTAGCCGTAATAACATTTTTATCTGTTTCGGCTGTAGTGGGGTTCGCTATAGTGTCGCTTATTGCGTCGTCTTTAGGAACATCCATTTGGGGGTGGAAGTCAATCTTAAAGATTTCTTCCTCTGAGGCGCTATCCTCAGGATCGAGTATCTCATAACAGATGAGATCTTCTGGAGCGCTATCTCCAGGTTCGTTGCTAATCGCTTTGAAATGTGGGTTTATTTTCATGTTTGCTTTCGCTAATTTGGGTGCCCATTTTTCTATACTCGACTGAACAACCGAGGGAGCATTTGACTGAATGTAGAAGTCTGAAGTTAAACAGTTCTTCCGCATACGGTCGTGTGGTAACATCTCAGGCATGGAATACTCCGTTCCAAATATGAGAGGAGACATTATTGCTACACAAGCATCATACTCTTCCTTGTCTCTAAGGGAGAGTTCAAGAAAGAAGTTTTGGAGATTACGTGAAAAAGTCACTTCATCAACATTAACTTTCTTCCAATATATCTGATTTACCAGACTTATATTTCTACAGGGAGCTATGTACCTATGATTAGTATTATCATACTTGAAGTATCTTCCTAAGAAGGTTACCTCGTCTAAAGAACGAAAGAGGAAAACTCGATCGTCTTTAGTATCATTGGTATACTTCCACCCGAACTTAGTGAATTGGTTTCCCAAATCCACTTGAGTATAAGGGTAGTCAGGGTGAACAGATATAACATGGTCATCGCCATGAAACTGAGCGTTAAACACATCAAAGAAATTTCTGGGTACCTCCAAGTTTTTACTATGAAGGAAATCCAGAGTTACTATTGTGAATAATAATTGGTGACCGTAGGTGTTCAAAATAGATGTCAAGGAAAAACCACTATGTTGGTTACCATGATACTCATATAAGACACCGATACGTCTCTCAGGTGAGGACTTATCAGGATTCTTCATAGTAGCAACGTGCTGAGACGAAGCTATACTTTCTAAGAAGGTCCTTCGAGCCATGACGAATGACTTATCCTCAGTACCGTAGAATATATCGCAGAATCTAAGAAAGGAATGATAGGCAAAATATGGAAATCTGCCATCCCACCCCGATTGATCACCAGCGATTATCCTATTCGGATACTTGAAGGAATTAGCCAAAACATCCCAGTCTAATGAATAAGGATTCAATCCTATAGCAAATCCATTAAAAATGGAATTAGCTAAGATATAGTCCATAGCTGCTCCAAAAAGCTGTCTACATATAATAGTGGACTGCCATGGTTCTGCGGATATAAGTCTGGGA